TATAACAATCCTGAAAATAGAAATTCACATGGTAAGTATAGAAAACTTAGCATGACTTTATCTTTAACTGATCCTGACGAATATAAAGGTGGTGATTTAGAATTTGATTTTAGGAATCAAGATGAAGCATCGCAACCAAAAGTTTGCACAGAAATTAGACCAAAAGGAAGTATAGTTGTTTTTCCTTCTTTTGTTTGGCATAGAGTTAAACCAGTAACCAAAGGAATACGACACTCCTTAGTGTGTTGGAATTTAGGATACCCATTCAGATGACTTTTAAGAAAAATAAATACCAAGTAATTAAAAACGCTATATCAACAGAGTTAGCAGACTTTTGTTATGAATACCTTTGCAATAAAAGAGCAGTAGCAAGACACTTGTTTGATGATAGATATATTTCACAATTTACAGATTATTTTGGCGTTTGGAATGATGTGCAAATACCTGACACTTATTCGCATTACGCTGATATTGTTATGGAAACTTTATTACAAAAAGTTAAACCTATCATGGAAAAAAAATCAGGCGTTAAGCTAACTGAAACTTATTCATACGCTAGACTTTATAAAAAAGGTGACGAGTTAAAAAGACACAAAGATAGAGACTCTTGTGAAATATCAACTACTATGTTTTTAGGTGGTGAGGATTGGTCAATATTTTTAGAACCATCAGGTGAAAGGGGTAAAAAAGGCATAGAGATTAAATTAGAAAAAGGCGATATGCTTATGTATCGTGGTTGCGATTTAGAACATTGGAGAGAACCTTTTGAAGGTGAAAACTGTGGACAAGTGTTCTTACACTATAATGATGCTAGTAGTCCAAAAGCAAAATTTAACAAATTTGATGGCAGACCGATGATAGGTTTGCCTGGATATTATCAATCAAGTAGTTAAAGTCATATGCACATAAAAATTCCAAACTTCTTATCAAAAGAAGAGTGCAAGTTAATTGAAAAAATTTGTTTAGAAAAGGAACAAGAAATACTTTCTTTGCCTGTATATGATAACTTTTTTTCAGGCACGACTGACAGACATCAAAATTATAACTTTTTAAACTTTGTTCCTAAAATAGACATAACAAGTAAAATTTTTAATTTACCGATTATGCAAGATGAAGACGAGTGTTGGATTCAATGCTGGGTTAATATTCTTCATAAAGGCGAAGAAATACCTATGCACAATCATGGTCATCCTGAAAATATTTTTTATTCTTGTAATGTATTTATTTCAGGTCCAAATGATTGTTTTACTTTTTATGATGATGTAGGTCATGTATCTAACAGGGTGGGTGAACTACATTTAATTGATTGTCACCTTTTTCATGGTGTAAAAAAGAACATAAACGACCAACCAAGGCTGTCTATTGCTTGTGATATACATTTTAGTGATCCAAAAGATTTTGAAAATTACGAGCAAAGAATCGTTCATGCTAAGAGAAATTAGTATATAATTTTAAAAAAACTGAGGTAATACAGTATGGATATATTAATACCATTAATAATAGTAACAATAGTTTTGGCTTGGTCTGTAAAAAGATTTAAACCTGAACTTTGGGATAAAGTTACATCTAAATTAAAGAAGTAACATGTCTTGGTGGAAAAAAGTAGTACATTTTTTTACGCCTCTTAGTTCAGCAGAACTACCCAATCCTCTTAAAGAGGAAATGAAAACGGTTAGAGCTAGGAATAAAAAAGGCAGATATGTCGCTGACGATCCTAGCACTTCAGATGTAAACGAAGCTTATACAAAAGTTCCAAAAAAAAGAGGCCGACCTCGTAAGAAAAAATAATGTATGAGTATAGTTGCCAAGTCACTAGGGTGGTCGATGGTGACACTATTGACGCTGATCTGGATCTCGGTTTTAATATTCATCATAAGTGTCGCGTACGTTTATACGGTATTGACACTCCCGAGTCGAGAACTCGCAACAAAGACGAAAAGGCTAGAGGTAAGCTAGCTGCTAAGTTTTTACAAGACGCCATATCAAATGGCAAGCACGTCATCTTACAGACGCAATTAAAAGACTCTAAAGGTAAATTCGGTAGAGTTTTGGCATCAGTTATCGTAGATGGAATAGATATTAACCAGCAAATGATTGAAAAATATATGGCGGTTAAATACAAAGGCCAAAGCAAACAGGATATTGAATTAGAGCATATGAATAATAGAGCTAAATTAATTGAACTAGGAGTTTATAAGCCAAATGAACAAGGAGCAAAAACAGCATGATAACTTAATAGCCTGGTCGGCTATTGGTTTTTTAGTAACTTTGGTTATTGGTTTATCTGTAAATGTTAGCGCTCAATCCTCTCAACAGTCTGGTACAGCTTGCGTCAACGGTACGCAATATTGCGAAAACAATAGTTTGGATACAGTCAATACGACCACAACGACCAATACCAACACAAATACCAACACCAATCAAAATACTAATACGAACACCAATACGAATTCTAATACCAACGTATCGACTAACACGAATAATTCGACTAATACAAATTCCAATACGAATGTTTCGACTAATTCAAATACGAATGTAAACAATTCGACTTCGAATAACACCAATACGAATAACAACGTCAATACTTCGACATCTAATTCAACGGTTAATTCAACCGTTAATCAAAATGTTAACAATACTAATAATTCGACTTCGACCAGCTCTAATACGAATCAAAACACTAATATTAATCAATCGACTTCAGATTCTAACGTCAAAACTGACAACCGAAACGTCAACGAAAATAATACTAAATCTGATAATACGAACCGAAATATTAACGAATCTAATTCTACTCAAACCATTAATCAAAACGTCAAGAGCAAAGCTCCTCCAGCTTCTGCGATAGCTCCAAGCATTATGTCCTATTCGCAAGATCTTTGTACTGTAGGCCGCTCTGGTGCGTTCCAAGGACAAGTGTTTGGCTTCTCTACAGGAGCTACTGTTACTGATGAAAATTGTGAACGGTTAAAATTATCTAAGTATCTTTACGATACTGGTATGAAAGTAGCCAGCGTTAGTATTCTTTGCCAAGATGAAAGAGTATTTAAAGCTATGGAAATGGCTGGTACTCCTTGTCCTTACAGAGGCAAAATAGGAGCAGAAGCAACTTTGGCTTGGGCTGAAAACAAATCTAAAAGACCCGACGCTAAAGAACAAGAAAAGTTATTTATAAAAAAATGCACACATGATTCCAACCCCAACAGAGAAAAAATAAACAAAGATGTTGTTGGCGCAGTTAAAACTATTTATACAAGAAAAACTAAAACCAACAAACAATGCAAAAAAGAATTCTATGCTACGCAGTAGCTAGTCTGCTATCCTTTAGTGTATATGGACAGTACACTTATGAAGCAGGACAGGATTTATACCACCTGCAAACAAACGCTAATAACTTTGAGGGCGAGTTAGCTTACGAGGTAGTAGACGATGGTATTTCTCCCGCAATTGATCTTTCTTTTGATTTTACTTTTTATGGCTCTACATTCAGCCAAGCGAGGATGGCTACCAATGGATGTCTCCATTTTGGCGCTAGTGGTAGCTACTGTAATGATTACACTCCTGACCCTATTAACGGGCAGCACACCTATACCATATACGCTTTCTGGACTGACCTAATTAGAGACAACAATTCTCGTATGAAGTCTTGGGGAGACTCAAGCAAAATGATCTTTGGCTGGTATGACCTTAGAGAGTACAACAGGGCATCAGACAATAGTTTTGAAATAATACTTTGGAATAACAACTCGTTTGATCTTCGTTATGGCCATTTAGATATTATTAATCATGATGTATTGATAGGAGAAGTAGGATCTAAAAAAGAAGACTCTTACACTTATTACTATCATGATGAATGCAGTACAGGTACAACCAACTCATCCTCTTGCGTCAATAAAAATTGGAATGCAACATCTATAAATACCACGCTAGAAAATGGTGGATCTTTATATGGTGCAGGAAGTGGCAGCGGTATTGATTGCAGCAATCCTTTAAATGATTCTAGTTGTAGCGGTTATGCAGATGCTTTATTAACCCAACAATGTAATATAAGCTCTCTTTATAGTGAGTCATGTCCTAACTATTGGGACGCATACGATGATCAGCAATGCAATTTAGATCCTCAGTATGGGCCGTTCTGCCCTGGATACAGACAACAAGAAGATGTAGGTTACTTTCAAGAAGATCAATTTGACTACGGTTACGAAGAAGAAGAACAGTTTGGCTATGAAGAAGAGCCGATGTTTGAAGAATTTGTATTTGAGTTTGATGAACAGCATTTTGAAGAACAAGAGTTTATGTTTGAAGAAGAAATAATCTTTGAAGAAATGTTTCGTCAAGATGAATTTATAGATCCATTTCCCTTGATACCAGACTTTGAAATGCCACGTGAAGAAATATTTATTCCTGTAGAAGATTTAATTATTGAAGAGTTTATTTTCCAAGAAACATTTTTAGTAGAAGACTTTAGAGAGCCTGAAACTTTTATTGAGTTAGAAACTATTGAAGAATTAGAAGAATGGTTTGAGGAAGAAACCAGAAGAGAGGAAGAGGTTGCAATATTAGAAGATCCAGAGGAAGAGTTTATAGAGGAAATTTTTGAAGAAGAAGCCGTTGAGGAAGTTTTTGAAGCTATAGAAGAAAGATTGGCTGAAGCTGAAATAGAAGAAGAAAGAATAGAAAGAGAAGAGACTATAGAAGAAGATGTATTTGAAGAAGAGTTTCAAGTTGCTGAAAGAGAAAATACAAAAGGTGAAAGCTCAATTAGCAGAGAAGTTGCTCTTAGGGTGGTTGCATCTACAATAAGAACCGCAAATCAGAGTGTTAGCGGTACTAACGCTGGCAATTCTATACATGCTACAGGCAATAGCGTAGCTGCTGGAAATGCCGTAAGTAACTCATCTACCGCTGGTTTTAGTACCAGTAGTTCACCCAGCATGTCAGATCAGTTTGCATCATCTACAGCTCAAACCAATCAAGTTCTTAATATGAGCAGTATGTCTGTATCAGATTCTTCTTTTAGTTCAACAACAGCGGGAACAGAAACGGTAACAACAGAGGTAGCAGTTGCTAACGTAACAACAGAAACAACGCAAGATCAGATGGATACATCTATTGCGTCTGTTGATTCTGACTCAGAAACTACCGTTGAAAATATTATTGCTCAAAACTTACAAACAGCTCAAGAACAAGTTGCAGCTAAACAAGAAGAAACTGGAGAGTATGGTTCAGAAAACGCTATTATAGCGGTTATGGGCTTTTTGCCAGGTTTTAATAGTTACAGAGCAGTAAACATACCCGAAAAAGAATTTTGGTATGAACCAAAAAGCATTTATACTAATAGCAACCTTTCAGATAATACTGCGGCTTTTTATGGGCTAGCAGGACAAAGTATAAAAACTTTGACTGAATTAAAACAAATGCAGCCAACTCTTTAGGAGGTTTAAATGAATTGGTTTGAAAATAAAACAACGCAACTCATAGCTCTTGTTGGTATTGTTACAACGCTTGCTGGCTTTGGCTATCAAGGCGCTCAATATGTTAACAGATTAGATAACCTAGAAGCTCAAATAGGTGGTATAGGTGATACCGAACAAAAACAAAAAGTTATTGAAGAAAGATTTGCAGGTATAGAAAAGTCTGTTCAATACTTAGAAAAACAGATAGACGGCATTTCTGTTCCAGATGTTACTGAAATAAAAACAGATATAGCTACCATTAAAGCTGACATACAATCTCTTAATAAAGAAGTAGATAAAATAGAAGCAAAGATGAATGATAAAAATCCATTAGCGGGGTAATTATGAAATTTGGTTTAATTAAAAATGTAGTAGGAGCGCTTGCTCCAACTTTAGGATCAGCATTAGGTGGGCCGTTAGGTGGACAAGCAGCATCAGTTATTGCTGGTGTGCTTGGTTGTCAATCAGATCCAAAGTCTATTAATAAGGCTATTCAAGCAGCCACTCCAGAACAAATGCTAGAACTTAAAAAAGCTGAACAAGATTTTGAGCTTCAAATGAAAGAGCTAGATGTAGATATATTTAGGCTAGAAACAGTAGAAAAACAAGACGCTAGAAAAACTTTTAACAAAGATTGGACAGCTAGGATTATGGGTATTGCTGTTGTTGGTGGATTTATGGGCTACATATTTTTAGTAACCTTGCAACCACCTGAGCAAAACTCTGAAGCTTTAATTAATTTAGTGTTAGGATATTTGGGTGGATTGGCGTCAGCAGTTATATCGTTTTACTTTGGAGCATCCAATACGGGTGATAAAAAAGATGGCGAGTAGAACTACAGTTCAATCTGTTGCATCAGACTTAAAATCGCATGAAGCAAAATGTGAGGAAAGATGGAAAAGCATATTCAAAGAAACGGCAGAAATAAAATCAGAAATGAACGATTTAAACAGAACCCTAAGAATGGCAGTTTTTGGGACTTTCGGTTTTATAGGAACTTTGTTAATCGCTTTTGTAACAATAGTATTGGGAAATTAATGCACACTTCAGACGAAGGCTTCGAGCTTATAAAAAAATTTGAAGGCTGTGAGCTTGAGGCATATAAATGTGCTGCGGGGGTTTGGACTATAGGATATGGCCATACCAAAGATGTACAAGAAGATGATAAGTGGACTGAAGAAAAAGCAGACTTTATGTTATGGCGTGAGCTTGATGATGAGTATGAACATTATGTTAATTCATTAGTAACTGTTCCGATGAATCAATCCCAATTTGATTCTTTGGTTTCTTGGACATACAACTTAGGACCAAATAATTTAAAAAGGTCTAGCATGCTTAGAGTTTTAAATGAGGGTAAATACGACGAAGTTCCCGCTCAAATGAAAAGATGGAATAAGGCAAAAGGCAAAGTTTTAGCTGGTCTTACAAGAAGAAGAGAAGCTGAAGCTTTGATGTTTGAGGGTAAAATCTGGGAACACATATAAAATGGGTTTACAAAAAACATTATTCAAACCAGGAGTAAATAGAGAAGGAACTGATTATAGTAATGAGGGTGGTTGGTTTGATATTAATCTTGTAAGATTTAGAAAAGGGTTGCCTGAAAAATTTGGTGGCTGGGTTAAAAATACAACTGAATCTTTTTTAGGAACTTGCAGAGCTTTGCATGGCTGGGTGTCATTGGGTGGGCAAAAATTACTAGGTTTGGGAACAACTTGGAAATATTACATACAAGAAGGTAATGTTTTTTACGATGTTACACCTATTAGAGCAACAACAACCAACGGTATCACTTTTTCTGCTACAAACGGCAGTTCAATTATAACTGCTACAGATTCATCTCATGGCGCAGTTATAAACGATTTTGTAACAATAGCTGGCTCAGCTTCTTTAGGGGGTTTAATTACAGCAGATGTTTTAAATCAAGAATACCAAATAGCAACTGTACCTTCTGCTAACACTTACACTTTTATAGCAAAAGATACTTCAGGTGCTACGGTTACTGCTAACTCAAGCGACTCTGGAAATGGTGGCTCGGGAGTAGATGGTGTTTACCAAATTAATGTAGGTTTAGATGATTATGTTCCGTCCACAGGTTGGGGAGCAGGATTTTGGGGCGAAGGTACTTTTGGTTCAGCTACAGCGCTAGGAGAAACAAACCAGCTTAGATTATGGTCGCATGACCATTTTGGTGAAAACCTTATTATAAATGCTAGAAATAGCGGTATTTATAAATGGGTAGAAAACGATGGCGTTTCTACTAGAGCTGTTGCGCTTTCTGGAATATCTGGCGCTAATCTTGTTCCAACCAAAGGTATACAAGTTATTACTTCTGAAAAAGATAGACATTTAATTGTTTTGGGCGCTGATCCTATTAGTGGTAGTTCTAGGTCTGGAACAATTGACCCGATGCTAATTGCATTTTCTGACCAAGAAAATGAATTACAGTTTGAACCTTTAATTACTAATACTGCTGGCTCTTTAAGGCTATCTTCTGGATCTTCTATTATTGGAGCCAATAAATCTCGTCAAGAAATATTAGTTTGGACTGATACTGCTTTGTACAGCATGCAGTTTGTTGGACCTCCGTTTACTTTTGCTGTTAATTTAATTAATGAAGGAACAGGATTGATAGGACCTAAAGCATCTGTAACAGCTCCTTCTGCTGTATTTTGGATGAGCTACAATAATTTTTACGCTTACAATGGTACAGTTCAATCGCTACCTTGCAGCGTGCAAAATTATATTTTTTCAGATATTAACCTAACTCAATCTTTTAAAATTAACGCTTTTACCATTACCGATAAAAATGAAGTAGGTTGGTTTTACTGTTCAGCAGATTCTAGAGAAATTGATAGGTATGTTATTTACAATTATGCAGAACAAACTTGGGTGTATGGTTCTTTAAGCAGAACAGCGTGGTTAGACTCTGGTATTGAAAACTTTCCTAGAGCTGTAAGTAGCGGCTATCTTTATGAACAAGAAGTAGGCTTTGACGATGATGGCTCGCCGATGACAAATGTTTTTATTGAAAGTTCAGACTTTGATATAGGAGATGGCGAACAATTTAGTTTTATTAGAAGACTAATACCAGACTTTAAATTCTTATCTAATTCTGGCAGCGGAAAAGTTAATATTGTTGTTAAAACAAGAAACTTTCCAGGTGATTCTTTAACAACAAGAGCAACCAGCTCTATTGGTTCTACAACACAACAAAGCAATATTAGAGCAAGAGGCCGACAAGCTGTTTTAAGGGTTGAATCAGATGATGATGATACCAGCGGAAACCTAAATGTTGGCTGGAGATTGGGGGCGACTAGGTTAGACGTAAAGACAGACGGTAAGAGATGAGCAAAATACTGCAAACTCAACTTCCGCTAGCTTACGGGGATACAACTTCTGTTGATGTTTTTAATAGACTTGTACGTATTTTAGAGATAAACTTAGGATCAGTAGACCCTGATAATACTTTACAGTTATCAACTACCGAACGTGACAAATTAAACTTTAATATTGGCACGCTGATCTTTAATACTACAACTGAAGTGTTGCAAGTATATAACGGGCATAATTTCTTAGATTTAGGAACACCCGCCAATCCTCAAGGATACGAAGCCCAAGGTTTAGTGGGTAGTATTTCTGTAAAAACAAACGGAAATATTACAATAACCTTGTAAAGTAATAAGATAACATATGGAACAAGATATGCTTGCAGAAAAATTAGAACAAGAATATCAGCTAAAGAATCTTCTTTTGGCTTATCCTAACGATTGGTTTATTGATAAGAAAACTCTAGAAAAAACAAAACTATCTCTTCCAAACTTATTAAAATTTTATAAATCAGAAGGCACTCAAAACCCAGACCCTACTTTGGTTCAAAGTATTATTGAAGAAACAGTTAAAGATGTGTACAAGGTTCCTTTGTTTTCTCAAACATTTTGCAATCTACTAATAGACGAAATGAAAAACTTAGAATCTTTTTACGGGTTTACGCCAAATCCAGATGAGGATAAGTTAAGACAAATACCAGAAATAGTATTGCAAGAATGTTGTCTTCCTATATACAATTCTTTATTACAGATAGTTTTTTCAGTTGTTAATCCTATCTTATTAAGCATTTGGAATCGTCACGTAACAGGCGGAGGCATCCAAATAGCAAATTATAATTTAAAAGACAAAAAACAGGGTGCTTGGCATCACGATTCTAGCGCAGATATAAGCATTGTTGTTCCTTTAAATACAGGCGAATATGAGGGTGGCGGAACAGAATTTTTAAACCGAGGCATTGTTGATCCCATCCCAACAGGAAATGCTTTGATATTTCCAAGCTTTACGCATATGCACCGAGGCTTACCAGTAAAAAGTGGCAATCGCTATTTATTGGTTTTTTGGTTAACATGTGATGAAGAAGAGAGTAAAATTTAAATATGATTATTGATAATTCAGGAACAGGTATAGCAAGTTTAGGTAGGGATGAAGATCGTTTTGTAGCACACGTTGCTCCAGGCGAAAGAGTCGTTCCTCCAGTAATAAGCGCTGATACGCAAGCAAGATTAAGCAGAGAAATGATGGCGGCTGGATTAGATCCAGATGAGTATATTGTAGGGCCGCATATGAGTATCAACCCAATTACAGGGCAACCTGAGTTTGGTTGGTTGAAAAAAACTTTTAAATCTGTAAAAAAAGTAGCTAAAAAAGTTGCTCCTGTAGCGATGCTTATTCCTGGCGTGGGTCAGGCTTTAGGCGCTGTAGGTGGATCTTTATTAGGTAAAGTTGGTTTAGGCAACGTAGCCAGCGGTATTGGTAGTTTGGTTGGTAAAGTTCCAGGTCTTGGCGGAGTTGGAAATGCTATTACAGCAGGTTCTGGCGGAACTTTAGGACAAGCTTTTACGTTTGGTAAAGGCGCAATTAAATCTGGAATAGCTAGCTTAAATCCTTTTACAGAAGGCGGTATGTTTAAAAGACTTCCTGGCGATCAAGGTGGTACACCTCAAATAATAAAAACAATTGGCGACCAATTTGGTTTTGGCGGTAGATCTCAAGTGTTAGAAGACGCTGGGTATACTCCGCAACAAATTGCTCTTTTAAAATCTCAAGGCGACGCTGCTTACAACGCTGAAGTTGAAAAAGTAAGACAAGCTAGCGGCGGCAGTTTTTTTGGTCAGAAAACTCCTGGGGCTATTAAAGGTATTGAAGACGGAATAAAAGGAATTTTTCCTGGCGGCGGAGGGGGTGGCGGAAGTATGTTTGGCGGTAATATGGGAGCTGCTGGACTAGCAGCCTTAATGGGAAAAATTACTTACGATGCAGCAAAAAGAAGATCTGGCGGTTTGTCAGAAACCCCTAAAGTAACAATGGATCAATTGGGTAGATACCAAATGGCTCAAAACTTAGGAACAGGTGGAAGCAGAGAGGACTTTGGTTTAGCTCCTGCACCCGCAGCTTTAGACTTTGCTTACGGTGGTGAGGCTAGACAATATTTTAATCAAGGTGGCTTGGCTATGGTTGGCGAGCTTGATATGCGCGAAGGCGGAGAATCAGCTGGACCAGGGACTGGTACTTCAGACGACATACCAGCAATGTTAAGTGATGGTGAGTTTGTAATGACTGCCAAAGCTACACGCGGAGCTGGAGCATTTGACGTTAACAAAACCAAATCTGGTATTGAGCTTATAAAAGGTGGTAGCGCTTCACGTGAAGAAGGCGTAAAAAACATGCGCGAGTTAATGAATATTTTTGAGGCAATATAATGGCTACACCATTAGATCCAGTTTTAGGCTCAATAACAAGAGATGAGGTTATATCTGATCCCGCTTTAAGGGAACTGTACTTTGGCTCTACTGATACTCCAGGATTAATTAATCAAGCAACAAGAGCTGCTCAAAAATCTTATTTAGATCAGCCTGCTATTTTACAAGGAACAGCAGGATTATCCGCGCAAGAGCAACAAGCAAGACAGTTAGCTCAACAAGGTATTGGCTCTTATCAACCATTTTTAGACAGACAAGAAAGTTTAATTGGTCAAGGCATATCTGATTTAGGTACGCAAAGAGGTTTACTAGATGAATCTTTAGGCGGTTATAGAGCCGCTTACGGTATGCAACAACCTTACTTTGGACAAGCCGAACAACAATTAGGCTCAGGCTTAACTGGTCTTTTTGGTAGTTTGGGATATGGCGGCCCATCAGCTAGACAGCTTCTTGGGCAATCTTTACAAGGCTACGATCCAAGAATGGCAGGCCAGTTCTACAATCCATTTGAACAACAAGTGGTTGACCAAACAATTCAAGACGTTTTAAAAGCTGGGGAAATGCAGGACATCCAACAAAGGGCATCCGATATTTCTCGAGGTGGCGAATCAGCGTTTGGTTCAAGAGCTAGACTAACAGCTCAAGAAAGACAAGAATCTTTAGGCCGAGGTCTAGGCGACGTGTTAAGCAAAATTAGATCTGGCGGATTTAATACCGCTCAAGACAGAGCTTTGCAAGAATTAGAAAACCGAAGATCAGCGGCTGGAAGAGGCTCTCAGCTAGAGGCTGGATTTGGCAAACAAGGATCTGACGCTCAAAGACAATATGCTCAAGACTTGCTTGGGTTAGGTCAAAATAGATCATCAGCTGCTAGACAGCTAGCTGGGGATATATCAGGCGTAGGTACTGGTATCGCGGGTATTGGATCTCAATTAGCAGGGTACGGTTCAGATTTAGGTGCTTTAGGCGCAACTCAACAAAGATTGAGAGAAGAAGATATTGGAACCTTAACGTCTCTTGGGGCAACTGAAAGAAGCCTAGAACAAGCAAGGCTTGACAATTTATATAATCAACAACAAGCAACAAGAGATGCTCCTTTAAAAGCCGCTCAGTTTATTCAAGGTTTTGCTCCTCAGTATCAAGGCAGTAAAACAATGATTAATAAACAATATGGTATGCCTAGAGATCCGATGAAAGAAGGTTTGGCAGCAGCTTTTAATACTTACAGTCAATTCCAGGGTGGCAATCAAGGACAGCCTCAAGGACAAGGACAAGGCCAAAGCCAAGGAAATAACCAAAGCTCACAAACACAACCTGCACAAGATTATACGTTGATGCCTGGAGGACAATCTTACGGACCAGGACAAAATCAATTTGATCCATCAACCGAAGCTGGTCAAAATCAAATTTTAAGTGGGGGTATATTTGCCCCGCCAGCATCAACTGGACAGGTAGATACATCAGCAGCATTTAATCAAGGCTCTTACTTACCTCCCATACCTGGATACACACCTCCTCAGAATCAAGCTACTGGACCAGTTTTTAACTATCAACCGCAAGTAAATCCAGGTTTTAATCAAAGCGCTATACAGAACTCATTCAACCAAGGAAGTTACGGAAGCACGTATGGGGTAACGCCCCCTCCTATTAATATAGGTGGCAGCATGCCAAACCCTTACGACCCATTTGCTCCTAACCCTTACAAACCTGGGCAAATAAATTACACGCCAAGAGGGTAATTAATATAATGAATGTATTACAAAGAAAAATGTTTGCTAACGGGGATGTTGCTAACAAAAGTTTCTCTCCAGCGCTTATCGGTTATTACGTTTCTCAAGGATATAATCCAGCTGAAATAAAAGCTGCTCTTCCAGAAGCTCCCTACGGACTAATTGAAGAAATAGCTAGAATACAAGGTGGAGTTGTAAATCCTGGAGTTCCAGGGCCTAACAGCCCAGTTCCTAATTTAAGTTTAGGTCAAGACCCATCAATTTTTGAAACAATTGTAACTGGTTCTCCAACTGGAAGTTTACAGCCTGGTCAAATGAATCCTCCAGGTATGCCAAATATGCCAGGTGTTTTAAAAGCAGAAGAGGTAATGGTTTCTCCTGGAGGAATGTTTGAGGGAAATTACATGGGTGTTGATAGACCCGAACGTCCAACCAATGTTGATCCAAGTCTTTCTAACGACATTCTAAATGCAAAAATACAAAATTTAATAGAAGAAAAAAATAGAATTTTAGCAGAGCTTGGATTTCCTTCAGGAGACGTTCCTGAATTGCAAGCGTTAGATAGAGAAATTGAATCTTTAAGATCTCAATTACCATCAAATACTGTTGATTCAAGTATTGAAGAAGAGCTTGCAAATTTACAAGCTGTTGAAAAAATGGGTGAGCCATCTGAGCTTCCGTCAGAAAGTGAAATTGAATCTGTACAAGTTTCTTCTGGAGGAACTGTATCTGGAAAAACTTTAACAATAAGAGACAAGTCAACAAACAGCGAATATCAATTACCACCTAATTTTCTTGAAATGGTAGAAAATAGAACTTTAGACGGAATGACTTTGTATCCGATTATTAACAATAAAAACTTTGAATTTAGTCCAGATGTTGAGGCTGCTTTAGAAAATTTTGTTAAAACAGACGAGCCATTTAGAGCCAGCGAAAGGGCAAGTGGAGGTCAATCTTTTCAAGAAAGAAGAGGCACATTTACAGGCCCTGAAGATTTTGGTTCCGCAGCTCAAGATGTAGTTAGAGGCGCTGGAAGTTTATTAGAATCTCCAATTAGAGGAATAGCTGGTTTAATAGGTGAGTTTTCTGGAGGAGCAAAAGGAAAACAAGCAGCATTAGATTTTGTTCCAGACCTATCAATTTCTAGAGAGGAGCTTGCACTAACAAGACTCTTGCAAATACCTGGAGCAAAGTATGTTCCGCCCGCTGTTGCAGGCGACTTACAAGAAGATATAGATTCAGTTTCTAGTCAAACAAAAAAAGAAAAAGACGTAGTTGAAGACAAAGATAAAATTGTAGGAACTTTAGACGGAGAAGAAATAACCAAAGCAGATTACGAAACTTTAACTACTGATGAAATTTTAAGAGTTGAAAATCTTCCAACAACAACCGAAGATGCAGATCCAGATAAAATAAATTTCTTTGATCCAAACGTAATGGATAAGCTAGATGCTGACATTCCAGATACAAGCGATATTGGTCAAGCCGAAAGAGATGAAAGAGAAAGAGTTCAAATGAACGAAGGTTCATTTTTCTCCGATCCAAAATTCGTAAACTTTATTAGAAACTTAGGGCTTGGACTATCTGGAGCAGATGATGTTGCTTCAGGCTTAGTAGCTGGTACAGCCCTGGGATCTCAAGAAAGAGATTTAAGAGAACAAGAAGCTTTAGCAGCAGACAGAGAAGCTGAATTAGAAAGAATAAAAGCAGGAGCAGAAGGAACATTAAAGCCATCTGATCTTGTAAGTCTTAATAAAATGACTACCGAAATGAGTACAAATATTAAAGACTTTGAGGGAAGCAGAGCGTCAATTGGAATTATGAATGATGCTATTGCTCTTTTTGAAGAAGCTGTAGATAAAAATGTTAAAGTTACTGGATTGCAAGGAAGAATATCAAGATTTGCAGATCAAGGAAAAGCATTTTTTAATATAGACGGCGAAGTTTCAGATGCAACAAAAATTCAAAATTATATTGAACAAGTAAAACAAAGAAGCATTAGAGATATATTAAACGAGTCAGGCAGAACTATTTCCAACCTAGACAGAGAAATTGTTGATAGAGTTTTTGGAGAATTAACTCTAACAGATGATCCATCAGAAATCCTTAAAAAATTAAGAGGAGCTAGAAGAAGTTTGATGGACAGCAACGCAGACAAACAAAGAGCTATCAGGACAAACTACGGAATAATAAGCGATAACGCTTACGGAGCAACTGGAATTAGAACAATTGCACCATATCAAGCTATGGTAAATCAAATACTAAATGCTAACCCATCTGATTTTTCTACAATGGATCCTATTCAGGGAGCTGTTATTACTGTAGATTATAGAGGTAAAAACGTATTTGGAGGTGGCTAGTGCCAACTTACAAGTTTCAACTAACAGATGATTTAACTGTACCCATTCAAGCCAATTCTGTTCAAGAGGCTGAAGCTATTTTAAAAACAGAAATAATGAAGCGTGAAGCCTCTCCTCTTTTTGATAAACAATATTTTGATTATGAAACAGGAATTAATGTTCCAAGTTTAAGAGCGTTACTTGCAAGACAAGAAAAAAAAGAAGAAAAAGAAAATGTTCTTAGGTCAGCTTCGGGAGTAGGAGACGATGGTTTTAACTACACAACCAAAGGCGATTTAGCAATTACCCCAGAAGGCCAGCAGGTTCTAATTGATAGAGGATTGCTTGATTGGGAAAAACCCATGCAAAAAAGTGTTGTTATAGAAGAAAATAAATTTGGCTCTGCTGGAGATTACGCAGATTTTGCAGGAGCTATTGGACCTATTTTTGGAGCTATAGCAGCGTTAACACCCCAGGGCAGAGTAATAAAAGGTCTAAGTTCTTTTTTTAAAACACCCATGTTAAGAAACGCTATTGCAAGTGGCTTGGGAGCAGCTGGTGGTAAAGGAGCAGAAGAAGCCTTGGATGAGTTTCAAGAATTTAGAGAAAAAGATGTAGGCGAAACCGCAGACTTATTAAAATTTGAATTTGGTGTTGGGTTTGCAGGTCAAGGTCTTGGTGAATTTGTTGGCAAAGCTTTTGGAGCAGTCTTAGGAAGAAAAGCCCCAACAGAAACAATTAGAGATATTTGGATTCAAACAAATAGATACAGTCTTGATGACGTATTAAAACTTGATGATAGCCTCGGTAGACAAGCAACAGAAAAAGAAATAGCAAAAGCATCTAAAGAAGGCCTAAATGGAATGAAAGTAGAGCGTTACGCCGTTGGGGCCGTACCAAGTCAAAACGCAATGGCAAGAGCTATTCCAGGAAGAATGCAAGCCGCTGGAGAAACTATCTTTGGCAAGAAAGGCAGAGAAGCGTCTATTATTAACTATAATTTGTCTGAGTTAAACAAGCTTAAAAGATTGGTTGCCGATAAACGAGCTAAGTTAAATAGTTTGTCAAAGTTTGATGGCGCTGATTCTAAAACAATTGCAGAAGTTAAAGCTAAAAAAATTGAATTAAAAGAAGCAGACGAAGCCATAACAAAACAAATTGACGAAATTATGATTGATTTGGCTGAAGAGAGCGGGGGATTTAGCAACGCCTCTTTAATGGGAAAAGAAGCGCTTGGAGACAACATACAACAAACTGTTGCAAACGCTTATAAAACAATGCAAGACGATTTTAAAGTAACCTACGATGACATTTTTAAAAGAATAAAAGATATAGATCCAGAGTTTAGAATTGAAACAGATGACATTGTTAGATATATAGATGAGGTTATAGAAGATAACGCAGGAATTTTTGAAGTCGATGGCCCTGTTGGAAAATTAATTTTAAATATTAGGGATCAATTAGAAGAAAGAGGAGGGCTTAGCCTAACTCAACTTATAAATATAAGAAGCCAGCTAAAAGGAAAGACTCTTGTTCTGGGTATGTCTGGTGGAAAGTTTAAAAACAATGTTCCAAATTCAGTTATGGATTTGCTTGATGAAAAAATAACAAACTTACCAGATAAACTTTTAACATCCGCCAGAAGAATAAAAGATGGAGAATTGACTGGAAAAAGTCTAACTAAAAAACAAATAGACGATTTAAAAACAATAAAAACAAAACTTTCAGAAGCTAATGCATCTTATTATGAACGGCATAGACCTTTTGACAAAGCTCTTACGCAAAAAATAATGAACAGCGAAAGAGTTGCTCCTGATGATATTTATAAATTAATTTTTCAAAAAGATGTTGATGTTGGAGATATGAAAAGATTGGTTCAAGCAATTCCAGCAGATGAACGAGGTCCAATTCTGTATTCTTTTTTAAGAAAATATATTAGAGAAACAGCGCAAGATTCAATTCAAGATCCTCTTACTGGGCGCCTTAATCCAGCGGTATTTGCTAATAAAATTTTAAAAAACAAAGAAAGACTTGCCCCATTATTGGGAAATAGATCTACAGAGTTTTTTAGAACAATGGAAGATTTTGTTAAATTAAAACCTAGTTTAACCGCAGACGAACTATCTGTACTTGCAGGACAAATTAGCGGAAAAGTAAAAAATATAGAAAGCATGAGTCCTGATGGCGTGGGTGTGGGAGTTATGAAATTTTTAGATGCCATTAAAGCTAAAGCAGCAAACAGCGCTCAACAAGAATCTATGAAAGCTACAAACATGTTTGCAAGAATTGAAACAGCATCTCCAGAAGAAATTGCAAAAATAGTTTTTAGACCAAAATCTTCAACAGATATATTAAGAGTTAAAGAATTGGTTAGCGATGATGCTTTTATAGAAATACAAGAACAAGCTTTAGAACAAATATTAAAAGATACAGTTCAAACAGGTACGACAAAACTAAATGATGTTTTCAAACCAGGTAATTTAGAAAGAGCCTTAAAAATGTATGATACGGAAACATTGGAGGCGATGTTTGGCAAAGATGTTACTCAGGGTTTAAGAAACTACACAAGACTTTTAAGATCAAATGTATCAGCAGATTCTGGTGGCGGTGCAGGTACTTTGATTGCTGGCGCTTTAGCTATTAACGCATTTAATGTTGCTCTCTGGCCAACGATTGCGGCAATGGGTTTTTATAAAGCTTTGTTTTCAAACCCTAGAATTGTAAGTCTGTTAGCGAAAACAGATAAAAGTTCAATTGCAGAAGTTTTTAGGTTTACAGAAAGATTTGCAAGACTTGGCGGTGTTAGGGAAATTTCCTTACAAACATCAAAAGGAATTGAACAAACCAAAGCACAGGCACAATCTGGCTTAGATGAGGCAAGGCAAACAGAAGCAGGACAAGAAACTGAGGGAGCATTTGACGATATTCTTTCAACCATTTCTAATATATCAGACAGCGCTAGCCAACAATTTAAACAAAGAAATTTAAATACTTCGGTTGATTTACCAAAAGTTCAACCTGTAAACCCACCGCCATCTGCGACAATAAGCCAAAGTCTTATAGGCAACAATCCAGCTAATATGGACATTGCTAGAAAAAGATTTGGCTAACCCTTAATTAAATAAAGATCCCAGTTATTTCTTAACACTTCTAACCATTCTTCAATTGGCATAACTGTTACCTTATCGTTATCTTCATCCCACTCAGGATTAATTGCATACAAAGGTATACACACCCGAATAGGTTTACGATTGTATTTAAAAATTAAAACAGGGATACGGCCATCTGTCGCTTTGCATACTTGATCCCACCACCCTTGTTGATACCAGTCTCCTTCTTTATAAAACTTGCACTCTACGGCGTGATGAGGAATATTTATATCGCAAAGATCTTTAGATTGATATTGGTCTAGGTTACGCTTACAAACGTAGTCAATACCTTCAGATTCAAAAAACTCGTTTAATATTTTAGCAACGTCTCTTTCAAACGTCGCTCCCTTGGTTCTTGAGTTGATCGGCATTGTTCTTCTCCTTTAAAGTCCTTTCTTTCATTAGTAACTCTAGCTCATGCCAGCGGTACATTCTTTTATTTACATGATCCCAAAACCACCCTTTATAATCGCGTGATTTTTTTACTGGGTCTTTCATTATTTTTCCTTTTTATAATTTTTTACTAATCCCATTTCTTCTCTGTCAAAACCTAAAGGATGAGGAGATAAGCACTCTAACTCATCTTTACTAAAATGAATGTAAGGTTCTGAATCTTCTTCATAAATAGGTTCTGCAATTGTACCAAATCTTACATCGTATATGTGATCCCTTCTCCAAGTATGACTGTAAACGCTGTCTGTCATTGCGTAGACAATTACAAATGGCTGATTGGTTGCTAAAGACAAAGCTGAGCCCATTCTTAGTTTGCTAGCAGAAAGTAATAAAGTGTCATACTTTGTAATACCAAAAGTTCTGCATTTTACTTCCAGCCAAAAAGAAACTTCTTTTGATTCGCACCAATAATCTAGACCATAACTAACTGGTAGTTTATGGCATCTAACATTCCAAAGGCCCTCTATAAAACCAGCTACACGTTCTTCGCGTTTCTGGTCATTAATGTTTTCCATTTTTGGTTTTGGTTTATCCATTAAGCTCTCCCTTTTTAAATACAATACGAACACAATATTTGCGAATAATTGCAACAAGTGTAAATACTGTTGTTTGAATAATAGAGGTCGTTAACAAGCTGGCATTAAAATAATTGCACATGTTAAGAACAAAAAAAGATAAAGGCAAAGCTATTACAACGCCAACAGCTACATCGCTAAGACTTTCTCTCAAAGCCAGTCTATCAATCTTCATTAAAAAATTCTGGATCAATTGCAACAATACGTTTAGTTGGTCGTCCAGTTCCTTTTGCTCTTAAATCTTTTTCTTGTATCTCCCCCGAGTTTTTTAATCTTTCTATAATTTCTTTTACTTCGTATGACTTCATTGATCTGAATATTTCACGTCGATCAATATCACGCTTACTTATACCCCAATCTCCCTGCGACCTAATAAAACTAAGTATTTGTTTAATACGTCCTTCCATTTCAGAACCTGCAACTTTGTCTTTACAGTTTTCTATTAACAGTTGATCGTAGTAATAAACATAATCTATTGCCCATTGAGTTATATCTCCTTTAATAACTTTAGTTCTTCTATCATCCGCCAAAGCCCCGATTAAAGCTAAACGCATTGCTTTCTCCCTGGTTCTAGATAGTAAAACTTCTAAGCCTTCTTTCTCCAAAGCATTCTGTTGCTCAACAAGTCTGTAGGCTAAACTGTCTAACAAAGCATTAGAATCATCGTCAAACTTTACAACCCTTTGTTTAAAATCCATTTCAGCGTTGTCTCTAGATATTTGCTCCATTTCATTGTCAACCTGTCTAACATGCGAAACCCAGTCGTAGGTTGATTGAGGCGGCTCAACAAAAGCCACCATTTTGCCAACAGTTCTTGGTACATGTGATTCAACAACAATAAATCTATTAAGGAATCCGTCAACAATACGACCTGTTGATAACGCGCCATAAAAGTTTTTAGGCACACTCATACCGACCAAAGTAATTGCAGGCTTAATCGTTGATCTATCTAATACTTCTTTTTGTTGTTTATTAGTTAGCGTCATCATTGAATAGTTATCTGGTCTTAAAACGCCATGACATCTTCCCCAAGTCTCCATAAGTATCTGTAACGCATCTTCTTTGTTAGAGTTAGATGACTTAGATATACTTTCCAATCTTTTACCAAACTCATCCATTACGGTTATATGGGTTGGCTTATATCTTAATAAACTGTAGATAGCCCCACTTGAAGTGTAGCCGTCTCCAGCCATAAGGTCGCTATATTCAGCATGATCCAAAATAGTTTCAACGACTGTCTTAACATTTTCTTTGCCTTGGCCAGACTTAGCAATACACATAAAAAATAAAGATGAAAAGTTATTCATATTAGTTCTATACATTCTGCCCAAAGCTACCGAGCCTAAAGACAAAGCTGCTTGCATGCTAATTGCTGGCTGAGATATGTGCGCTATCTTTTCTGAGTATTCGTAAATATCTTTTAACACACCAGGCGGAGAATAAAGATTAGCTGGTTCTTTTACTGTTTTGGTTGTTGATATATAAGCAGGCGCCTGTTGGTTTTTTCTGTCATGAGTTTTTTGAACTGAATTGACCGTTGTTGATATCTCGCTTGCTGATAAAGGCGGTGTGTTTTGCTCGTTCCAAGACTGAACAAAGAACTCTGTAAAGTCCGTATTAAGACCTTTAGCTATTAAATAACCTGCTAATCTTGCGGCTTGATCGTTACGGCCACCCTCAGAAACGCCTTGAATAGACAAAGGTGTGGAGATTGGTTTACCGTTAAGTTTCTCAACTCCAGTTATCTTCACCCATAATTCTTGAGTTAGGTTTGGCAAATCATCAACATCGTTTAGATCCCAATCATCAATTCTTGTAGGAGTATAGATAGCGCCTGTTGCATGAATGTTATGAGGAGCAACAATTAAACCGCCAACCCCTCTGATATCAATCAGCTTGGCTGGATCATATCCTTCTGTTCGCTTGGCTACCCAGGTAGTAAAGTTTTCTGGATTGTTGTAATAATAATGAACCCCTTTGCCTGTTGCTACTTTAAAAGGTGTTACTGGTAAGTTGGCCTCACACCAATTAACCGCTTCGGGTGTATCTGCATCTATAACAATAAATTTGCCACAGACTAAGGCGACGACTAAATCATCTCGCCCCTTAAACCATTTCTCTATTTCTTCCGTCGTCGGCTGTCGCTCTTGGAATTTTTGCCACCCCCCTAATTCTTTGGGCGGAACTTTATTATGCCTATGGAGAGGTACTACACTTATTCCATATTCTGCATAAGCCAGAGCTAAGTCCAACGCAGAGTCTTGCGCTGTTACTTGTAAATTGAACACTCTTAACTTGCACTACTTTCTTCAATAGGTCCAAAGATAGATTCAAAGTCTAGCTTACCGCCAGAAGCTCTAATAATTTTTTTCGCTTGTTTAATAGAGGGTTGTCTAAGGCCATACCTCCACGCTTTGGTTGACGCTGCCGAACAATCAAATAATTCAGCCGCTGGCTCAGTACCAATAAATTCTATGTACTTTTTCAAAGTTATTCTTTGCACTTCTCTCTCCTTATATTGTGGTTCTAGATTTTTTTTCTTAAATGATTTAAGCTCTTCATCTGTTAGGTTTTTTAATCTCCAAAGGTAGTCTACCTTCCATTGATTTTCGTCTACTTCTCTCATTTTACATTCCGTTAAAAAATTAATGTCCACACATTGTAATTCATATTAAAATAAATTAAAATAGTATTTTTAAATAAAACGGAGAAGATAAATGTCTGACATTTTAAGCAGAATAAAAAGTCCTAGCGACTTGGTAGAAAATCAAGGGGCTAAGATTTTAATGTACGGCGCAGCTGGAGCTGGTAAAACAACTTCACTTGCAACCTCACCTGGAAAAACTTTAATTATCAGTATGGAAGCTGGTTTGTTGTCTATTAAAGACGCGGCCAATGTTACTGCTATTGAAGTTAAAGAAGCCTCAGAAATTGAAGAAATTGCTGAGATGCTAGAAAGCGGCAAACTTGATTACGATACTATATGTTTAGATAGCGTAACTGAAATGTCTGAGCTTTTACTAGCACAAGAAAAAGCAAGATCTAAGGATCCTCGACAGGCTTATGGTGAGGTTATCACGGTAATGACAAGAACGATGCGAAGATTTAGAGATCTTAAAATGCACGTTATTTTTGTTGCTAAAGAAGACAAGCTTCGAGACGAAGCAACGGGTATGTTTCATTATCAACCAATGATGGTTGGTGCTAAACTGCCTACCCAAATTCCTTACTTCTTTGATGAAGTGTTATGTCTTAGGACTTTCACCGAAGAAAACGATGAAGGAAAAAAAGTAACCAATCGTTGGTTGCAAACAGTTCTTGGAGATAATTACATCGCCAAGGATAGGAGTGGCAAGCTAGATTCTTTTGAAGAGCCTAACTTGACATATATTATTAATAAACTTGGATTTTCAAAAGGAGAAAAATAATGAGCGATTTTGCAGACGTCAAGTTTGATTTTGAATCTGGTGGTAGTGGTGAATCCACTATTCCAGAAGGGGACTATTTAACAGAGATAAGCAAATGCGAGAAGACTACTTCTAGCAATGGCAACGACTATCTTGCGTTAGAGGTCAAAGTATGTGGTGAAAAGTACAAAGGCTGGATTGCTAGAGACAATCTAAACCTTTGGTACAAAAATAGCGACGCTGAAAAGCAAGAAATGGTTAGAGAGATAGCCTCCAGGAAATTCTCTGGCTTGGTCAAAGCGTTAGGCAGAAAAGACAACCCACCCGCTAATGGTGGCGAGCTGGTTGGTAATAAAGTGATTTGTACTTTTGGCATTGAGAAAAGTAAAAATCCAGATTACCCCGATGATAAAAACAATATCAAGGGTTTTAAGCCGTTGGAAAAGATGTCGCCTAAACAAGCAGACGACACTCCAGCTTGGGTAACAGAAGGAACTTCTGAAGCCAAAGCTCCAGCTAAACCGAGCTTGTAATTATAGGGTGTTGCTAGGGCGCCCAAAGGGTATTATCTCCCCCCATTTAGATACGAATATACCTACCTAGCACTCTAATGAATGGTTAGACTAATATGATGGGCGGGATCTATTTCACTAACGTCTAAAATTTTTCCAAACGTATAATCAGAGCTTTCTTCCATAGAGCGCAACAAAGCAAATAGCTCTGCGGTATCAGAGTTTCTAGCCTGCAATACAACCATATGAAGATTGCTGTCTATCTCATAGACGCACAGATATTGAGGAATGCTAGGAAATAACATACCTATCATCCTAGCATAATTTTTATTGATCGTTGACGTATAGAGCAATCATTGCATAGTGAATGATTTTAAGAAGCTCCTTTTTCTTATCGTCTTTTTTGCCATAGCGCATAGCGTATTTCATTATATTGCCAATACAAAACCCTTCGCCAAAACCAGCATCTACAATCATATCTGTTGCCTGGTATTTGCCCTTGGCATAGTGCTGATCGTAGGTGCTGTCTATATAATCTTTTAGCTCAGCAAGAGATACATCTTCTCTAAATTTGTAAGCTGGCACGATTATAAAGTTAAGGTAACGATATTAGGCGAGTTATAAACAGATAGATGACCGCCCTCTGAATGATTTTTGTACAGATCTAAAAAGCCTTCCATTTTTTCCCAGCCTAGATTCATTTGTTCTTCTGAAATAATAAATACTTTAGATGCGTAGGGGTAGACCTTCTCTTGCGCTACAAAGACAAACTCATCTAATTTAAAGCCAGCTTTTTCCATACCTCTGCGATACCAAGCTGCTTGCAT